CAAATGAGCATTCAAGGATACGTCGTCGGAAACAAACAATTTGCTATTTAATGATACATCGTCCATTACCATCAAATGAGCATTCAAGGATACATCATCGGAAACAAACAACTTGCTGTTCAAGGATACATCGTCTATTACCATCAAATGGGAATTCAATGATACATCGTCGGAAACAAACAATTTACTGTTTAATGATACGTCATCCATCACCATCAAATGAGCATTCAAGGATACGTCGTCGGAAACAAACAATTTACTGTTTAATGATACGTCATCCATCACCATCAAATGGGAATTCAAAGAAACATCGTCAGATACAAATAATTTGCTATTTAAGGTAACATCATTGTTAACATCTAGTAGATCTAATACTGTGTTATTAGTTACAATTAAACTTTTTGTATGTGTATTTTCACCGATTATTGCATTAGAATTTAAATATGCATTATCATTTACTGTTAATATGCGATTCATTGTAACATTATCACCAACACTAAGTTCTGAATTAAAAGAAACATCGTCGGATACAAATAATTTGCTATCAATTGTAGTATTATTATATACAAATAATTTGCTGTTTAATGTTGTATTATCTGATACTGTAAATTTGCTATTAAATGAAACATCATCTGAAACAATTAGCTTGCTATTTAAGATTGTATTATCTGATACTAATAATTTACTATTGAACGATACATCGTTACTTACATATAAGTTAGTTAATACGGCATTATTAGTAACAACGAGACTTTTTGTATGTGTATTTTCACCGATGATCGCGTTACTATTTAAATATGCATTATCATTTACAATTAATCTATTGGTTAATGTTGCATCACCAGATACAAATAATTTGCTGTATAATGTTGTATCATCTGTTACAAATAATCTATTGTTTAATGTTGTATCATCTGTTACAAATAATCTATTGTTTAATCTTGTATCATCTGTTACAATTAACATTCTATTTAACGTAACGTCATCGGAAACGATCAGTTTTCTATTTAACGTAACGTCGTCGGAAACAAACAGCTTGTTATTTATTGAAACGTCATCGGAAACAGTTAAATTTCGGTTTATTGTAACATCACTAGAAACAGACAAATTTCTATTCAAGGTTACATCGTCAGAAACAAATAATTTGCTATTTAAAGATACATCGTCAGAAACAAATAATTTGCTATTTATAGTTGTAGTATCTGTTATAAATAATTTGCTATTTAAGGTAACATCATCAGAAACTAATAATTTGCTATTTAAGGTAACATCATCAGAAACTAATAATTTGCTATTTAAGGTAACATCATCAGAAACTAATAATTTGCTGTTTAAAGATACATCGTCAGAAACTAATAATTTGCTGTTTAAAACTGTATTATCGGTTACATTTAACGTAGAATTAAGTAGTGCAGTGTTATGTACATATAAACTATCTAGTGTTGTATTGTTTGAAACAACTAAACCCTTTGCTGTTATATTTTCACTTACAAATAAGTTTGAATTTAAATTTACATTATCATTCACTGATAACTTATTATCTATTATAACATCTTCTTTAACATATAGATTTGTATTCATTGATACATCACCGGTTATTGCTAAATCACCATCTAATATAGTATTGTTACTAACATACATGTTAGAATTAAACGAAACATCTCCTAATGTATAAAAATTAGCATTGAATTGTATGTCATCGTCAGCAATCTCTTGTATTGAGAATGATGGACCGGTAGGACCAATTGCGCCCTGTGTTCTAAACCATAATGCAACAGTTATTGTACCTCCACCAGAACCAGATAGACATCTGAGATTTATATAATCACCTGAACTAAAATTTAAACTGAGATCGCTTATATAACTAGAATCGCTTATATTTGATAATAATATTCCGGTTTGTTCTCCATTTTTATATACTTCAATACTTCCTAATTGGGTTGGATTCTGACTAGTTTTAATTCCAATATAATCAAGTTGACAATCATTACCTATTAAAAATCCATGCGTGATACTATTAGATATTGTATTGCCAAATGTAAATATAAAACCGTTATCTGTTATATTAAACGTATTTGCTTCCGCCGCTAATGCAAATACGCCACCATTTGTTGCACCAACAGGACCAGTATTACCAGTATACCCAGTGAATCCGGTTGGTCCAATAGGACCAGTAGGACCTGTACCTAAAACAGATTGTTTGGGACGAGAACAGCCAAATGCTACGGGTTGTCCGTCATTTCCCCCGTTGGTATCACATTCTGATAATAATTCTTTAATTTTTCTTAAAGAAGTGTACTGACTAGATGACATGTGAAAAATTACGTAGTCGTATAATAGATTGTCCGAAAAGAATTATCCATCATTTACATAAGAATAAATATAGTAGTTTATTGTGTAAGTATTGTTATATTGCAACTTATTTATCGTATCGTATCATAATTATAATATCTGTAATCATAATGTTGATAATAATTTTGAAATATTCATGTGCATTATTATATTATTGGAGGTAAACAATATAATAAAATATGTGTTTGAATATTAAGTAATGGAAAACTTGGATTTAGATATAAACAATTATAGTGTGAATGATATTGAGAAATTCTTCCAATTAACACCTGGTAAGAAATATACAGCCGATGATATTGAATTAAAAGAATATAATATTAGAGATACCTTATTATCAAGTGGTCATATCGATAAACATTTTAAGCAAAATTTAATTGCATTTCTTGATAGCGCAAAAAAATGGCTTATTTCTGTAAAATGTGATGCTAAAAAACCACCTACCAGTATTCCTATCAATTATAAATTAGATCCATTAGATACACCAATTTTAAGAGATATACCTTCTAGGCAGGGCGAATTAATTGAACGTCCTGAAACTCAATTTGTATATGCGAATAATAGTCAATATTTTCCAGGTAAATTAAATCAATTAGATACAAGAGTTGTTACCAAAAGTTTGAATATTGATACTCGTTTTCGTGATAATTTATATAATACACATAGTTCAGATTTTACATTACAATTACCGACAAAGTTTAATAAGGTAGTCTCTATGCATTTATCATCATTAGAGTTTCCAATTACATTTTATAGTATTTCTAGTTATAATGGAAACGATTTTTTATATTTAAGTGTGTCACATTCTGATGAAAATGATGGTACATTAATATCAGATAAAGTAGTTGTTATACCAGATGGAAATTATAATGCAAATGATCTAATTGAGAAGTTAAACTCATTATTAGATGATAATTCAAACTCTAATCCAATATTTGCATCAATTAAATTGTCATTAGATATTACCGAAAGTGGTTCTGGAACTGGTAAGGTTACGATAAAACCAAATGGGGTAGATGCAGATAAAATAACCAATATAATGATGGATTTTACACGAGATAGAAATGGTATGATTGATAATGTAGATGTTTCAACCAAATTAGGATGGAATTTAGGATTTATTGGGCGTAGATATAACGGAAAAACGGAATATACAGCTGATACTATAATTGAACCTGCATCTACACGATATATATATTTGGCGATAGATGATTTTTGTAATAGTTCTCAGAACCAATTTATAAACGTATTCAAAGATAGTATTATGAACCCAAATATACTGGCTCGTATATCAATTAAGGCATCCTATTTTAGTCTGCTTATGGAAAATGATTTTAATATAGTAACAGAACCCCGTAATTATTTTGGTCCAGTTGATATACAACGCCTGCGTGTTCGGTTATTTGACGATCGTGGCAGGTTGATTGACACAAATAATTCTAATTATTCATTTTGTTTAGATTTAAAGATGCTTTATGATTTATAATATTATATTTTTATTGTATAATACTATATTTTAATTATGTCAAAACAAATGTTCGCAACAGATGCAATTGTTGCAAATGGTGGGTTTTCAATAGATCAACATTTTGGTGAAATACCATATGTAGGATCTAATGGAACAGATATAACACAATTGTATGATTTGACAAATACTTTGCAGATGAATTTTGATGTTCGTATATTTAACGAAAAAATTGGAATTTATAAGGATCCGTCAAATTTGAATATTATTGATAATACAAATCAAACTATATATAATGGTTCTAGTATTGATTTCTTATCATTATCAGTAGATGATGTTATTAGTAATATAGAGGATACAAACATTGTCTCATTAGGAAAATATGAGTCATTGTATTCTGATTTTAAACGTAAAACATATACTTATTTAGGATATGCAGATGGATTTACATCAATATATGATAGCGATGGAACATCAGATATTAATTCTGGCATTTTTACGCCAAGAAATCTTATTGATATCTTATCTGAAAAATATTATGATACTTCGGGTAACTATATATATAAGTTGAAAGGAACTATTGAAATCAATGATTTAACAAATATATTAACATTCTTATGCAATACAAACCCGTTTGATAATCGTATGAACCAAACAATTGATGATGGATTTATTGCAGGAGACCGTATATTAGTATCATCTGGTATTACAATTACACTTGATTTGATTATTAATACAGAAGATTATATTGAAAACCCATTGTATAGTAAATCAACTATTTTGAATCATACAATAAATGCTCCTCTGCTTTTAATTTTACAAAATTTATCTTGATATATTTTATCAGAATAATATTTATGGCAAGTAGTAATTCAGACCAAATTATTGGCAAATCGTATACTATTGGAGCGGAGGGTGGGTATTCTATACAACAAACATTCCCTGAAATACCTATATCTGATGATTTCTTTGTACAAGATGCTTTACAGATCCGTATTGGTGCAGATTTTTTGAATCAAAAGATAGGTATTATTAAGGATCCTAAAAATGAAAATATTCTTGAAATAAATTATGATATATCAAATAATAAATACACAAATGATACTATTACTATTACTGCAAATGAATTGGTAAATATGATTAATACTACGAATATTATTTCAATGGGTAGCTTATCCACGTTATATAGTGATTTTAACTATACCGTATTAGAGTATTTTGGCGCACCTTATGGATTTTCGTCTCTATTTAGTGGTGAAGAATTTTATAATATAAATAATGGTGTATTTGACGCAAGCGCACTTATACATATTATTAACGGGAATTCATTTGATTTTGCAGGAGCCTATGTGTCTGATTTATCAGGCGCCGTCATTTTAGAAAATGTAACTGAAATAATTAATCAGACAACAATAAACAATTCTTTTAATAACCGTCCAGAAGATAAGGGGTTCTCATTTAAAGACGGTTTCATTGAAAATGATTTGATTTATGTACAAAGTGGTTTTTCAGTAAAATTGACTGTTGATGTTGAAACTGAACCTTATATTACCAAGTTTAATGTTGGTCCTCAATATCTGAATGCGATTGATGCATCATATAATACCTTGAATTATACTGATTCTATTACATTAGCTAAAAAAGAAACTACATCTACCACTTCAAATATTACACAAATTTATACTGTTCCCATTCTGTTTGTTGTTTCTAATGTAAGTGATTATAATATTGATAGTTTCGGTGTTGTGTTTGATGAAATTGTTGATCAAAATCTGGATGATATAAATTGGTTATCTTGTTCTATATCGGCTAGTGGTAAATTTCAAGTGGCTGTGGAAGAATTCGGTGATATTTTTAGTTCTACTGATTACGGTGCTACATGGTCTATAACTTCTAATATAGGTAATGCTTCTACTAACTGTATTTCAATGTCTTTTTCAGGTCAGTACCAAACAGCTAGTAATGGTAATAATATATTTGTGTCTAGTGATTATGGTACTACATGGACAGAAACATATAGTATAGGAAGTAATGAAGTATTTGTTTGTATTTGTTTAACTGGCAAATATCAATTAGTTATATCGGCTGGTGATTCATTTTATCGCTCTGATAACTATGGACAATCTTGGATAAGATATAATAATGAAAATAGTGATATTTTCAATTCAATTGCGACATTCCCCTCAGCTGGTGTTACTATGTCTTATGATGGAAAATATCAAACAATTGTTAGTGAGAATATTTATAGATCTGATGATTATGGGGTTACTTGGAACACCACCAACATTGTTACTGATGCATATGGTGCATGGGATGATCATAATTGGTATGGTGTAGATATGTCTTCTGATGGTAAATACCAAGTTGCAATTGAAATTGTTGGTGAAGTTTATATTTCGTCTGATTATGGCATAGAATGGGGTAAGGTTGATATTCCAATAGTTACTGATATTATGTGGCAGGCTATTTCTATATCAGCGAATGGTCAGTCTATGACAGGTGTAGCGAAAAATGGGTCTATTTACTATTCAACCGATTATGGTGTTACTTGGAATAAAAATCCTAATCCTGAATTGGATAATAAGGAATGGAGATGTGTATCTGTCTCATCAAATTCGCAATACCAATTAGCAGGTGTTTATGGTGGAGGGTTATATGTATCAAGATTGGTCCAATAATATCTAATTATAAGTTATATGCCTTATAAAACTCGTAAAGTACGCAACAAGGAATGCTATCGTGTTTATAATCCTGTTACTAAAAAAACATTTGCTAAGTGTGCTACTCGTGAAAATGCTTTAGCTCAACTTAGATTACTTCGTGGTATTCAAAATAATAAAACTTTCCGTAAACGAGTCACCAGTAAACGTAGAGTACGTATGTAATATTATTGACACAATCAAACAAAAATCATCTTATACTATAATATATAACATGGTTTCTATACAAAATTATCAATGGGGATTTGACATAATTCTTTATTCTATTTCTATGTACACTATTTTATTTCTGTATACGGAAAGATATGAATTAACGAGATTATTTAGTTCTCGTTCTGGTAAACCTGATTTCTATTTGGGCATTTTGTTACTTATTTGTATTTGTGGATTCTATATCTATTATACTTCTAAATTGCGTTCTTATCAAAACGGAGATTTGACTAATGATGAAAAACATACGGTCCTTGATTTACAAGATAAACTTGGTAAATTGAAGTTTGCTATTATTAGCGGGTTCTCCGCTATTATTATTGGTTCTCTTGCATTGATCAATAAAATTATACCTGGATTTTTTATTACATTAGTTATGATCTATTATGCCGATAGGAATATATAATTCCATTCGTTACAAAATAACATTTGTATTATATTGTTATTTTGTTATACTGTGCTCGTTGAACAATCCAATGTATGTCCCAAGTAAATGGAATGATCTGCGGTATTTGTCTCAAATAGGTTATATTGGTCAGAACACGTCGGATCATTGCATATACAGGTTCTCAAATTACCTGTTTTATCTTCAAAAATCTCACCACAAGAATGATAATAACCTACTCCTGGTAAATGTGGAACTGTATCTCTATCATGAACAACACGATATAAATCTTTACCTAGTATCAAATCCACACAGTCTGCAAAATTCATATTTCCTAGTTCAGGTTGTCCGAAATTATATACGATGGATCGGATACCATTTTTATATAATTCCATAGCCATTAACTGACTTACCGCAGCACCATATGAATGACCCGTTACTATAACTGGGTTTGTATATTGATCATGTAATTTAGATACTATTTTGACGATATCTTCTTTGACGTTCTCACACGACTTGTAAAATCCGTCATGTACTTTACTATCACATTCAGGGTAAGTTTTATAATCTACTTGGAGAACCTCTGCGTCATCTACCCAATTTTTCATTGAAGAAGACCCTCTAAATGACACATAAATTGTATTTGTTGATGGAAGAACTCCAATGAACCCTTGTAAGTCTGTGGATTTATCATAGATTATGGTATTTACTTGAAATCCTTCGGCGTACTTTGTTAATTTCATTGTACTATATTTATCTTTACCACAATATGCTGCTGAACTGAGCCATAAACTTGTATTCATCACTTGTTCATCATATGCGTAGGTTCTCGTTACTATGAAAAATAATAGGAAATAGATTGGTAAATAGGAGAACAACATACTATACTATATCTAGATTATGTTGTCAAATGTTTATGTAAAATCACATAAAAGTATAGTAATGAATATTATATACCGATAAATATCATATTTAATGTTTACATTGAGTAATGAGCAACAAACAATTTTGAATGAAGTTAAGGATGGTTCTAATGTTATGGTTGACGCAGTTGCTGGAACGGGTAAAACTACCCTTATTTTATCCATTGCACGAGAACTTTCACATTTACGTATATTACAATTAACATATAATGCCTCTTTACGTAAGGATGTTAAAGAAACCGTTGAAGAGAATGAACTTACCAATATCAATGTACATACATATCATAGTTTGGCGAAACGATATTATTTATCTACTGGATATACAGATACAGAAATTAGGCGGCTTCTGTTCAAAGATTTACCTCCTAAGGAAGTCATTAATGACATTGACCTATTGGTATTAGATGAATGTCAAGATATGACTTTATTATATTTCCAATTAATGGTTAAATTTATGAAAGATTATAATAAACCTGTGCAATTATTGATTTTGGGAGACTATATGCAGGGTCTCTATGAATTTAAGGGTGCTGATATACGCTTCCTTACTATGTCTGATGAAATATGGTCTAATTCTTGTTTATTGAGAACCCCCTCATTTAAAAAATGTACTATGAAAATGTCATTTCGTATCACAAATCAAATGAAATCTTTTGTGAATGATGTAATGTTGGGTGAAGACCGAATGGATGCATGTAGAGATGGGAATGTTGTTACTTATATACGTAATTCTCGCTTCAATATTACCAAAGTTGTCTTAGCTGAGATAAATAAATTGTTTGAACAAGGTGTGAAACCGTGTGAAATATTCGTATTAGGTAATTCAGTAAAAGGGTCTAATATGCGAAATATGGAAAATACATTGGTTGAAAGAGACATACCATGCCATGTTCCTATGTTAGAAAATGAAAAGATGGATGACCGTGTAATTGATGGAAAAATTGTATTTTCAACGTTTCATAGTGTAAAGGGACGACAGCGTAAATATGTATTCATTGTTGGATTTGATAATTCCTATTTGAAATATTACGCCCGTGGATTACCAAGAGATATATGTCCAAATACGCTATATGTTGCTGCTACCAGAGCAACACAGGGGTTATACTTATTAGAAACTACCGGATTTACAAGTAACCGACCACTTGAATTTCTTAAAATGAACCATATTCAAATGAAACAGACTGATTATATTGCTTTCAAAGGTAATCATCAAAGTATTTTCCCGGACGATGATGATGATGAAATTTATAATAATTTGATTAAAAAACATATCATTACTCCGACCGAATTGGTGCGATTCATTTCAGAATCGGTTATTGAGAACATTTCACCTATTATTGACCGTATTTTTATCAAAGAAAATGAAGATGCCGATATATTGGATATTCCTACCGTTATAGAAACCAAACGAGGATTCTTTGAAGAAGTTAGTGATCTAAATGGTATAGCTATTCCTTGTATGTACTACGAATATCTCAAACAAATATGGATTTCAAAAGAGAATGTTGAGAACCTTGACATTATTAATCCAGAGAATAACGATGTAAATGAGGACATTATTGATACAATTTCAGAAAAAGAAGATATTATTGAAAATAACGAGAACATTGAAATAAATGAAAAAGATAACGAAGATATTATTGAAAATAACGAGAACCCAGATACCAATGTTCTCCTTGATGTTATTAATAATAGTATTCAAAATATGAAATCAAATGAACACATATATCTGAAACAAATAGTAAATGATTTACCGAATCAGATTGAAAATATCAGTGACTATCTATATCTTGCCAATGTTAGTATTGCTGTACAGGAAATGTTGTATTTTAAACTTAAACAAATTGACAGAGATGAATATAATTGGTTATCAGAAGAAATGGTCATAGCATGTAAAGAACGATTACGGTCCGTAATTGGACCAGATTGTGAGAACATAATGCCCACAGTGGAAGATACTATTGTACATGAATCATCTGATGAACAACATAGTAATATTGATGAATATTTGTCAACCCTATTTGGTGATTCTCGTCAATTTCGTTTTACTGGACGTGTTGATTTGATTACAGAAACTACTGTATGGGAATTAAAATGTACTTCCGAGATAACTATTGAGCATATGGTTCAAGTCATTACATATGCATGGTTATGGAATATGCGAAATAATGATGATCAAGAACCTGAACCAAAAATATTTAAAATTTTCAATATAAAAACCGGTGATGTACTCAGATTAGATGCCACAATGGAGGAATTAAATCAAATTATGTCTGAATTGTTGGTCGGTAAATATCAAGAAATTATTCCCAAAACAGATGATGAATTTATAACAGAATGTCACAATATATTGGGATAACTAAAATATGTAATAAAAAATACATATTTTATACAATTATGGTACAGGAGAAGGTGGCATTCCTTGTGTAAATCGTTGAACACATTCCCATATTTTGGCTGACTCTTGAATATTGAAAGCACCACGTTTTTGTGCAATACCTACAAAACCTACTAATACATTCAATGCAGAATTATCGTCGGTAACTGGTATGTTAATCAAAAGAACTTCTTGTGGTTGAGGAGTATTTTCGGATGAATCCATTATATACTATACCATAGCATTTGGTTTATATACTTTATTTGTAAATTACTTTCATAATACCCATACGGCAGTATCATTATAATATTTGTCATTGATAATTTCGCATATTATACTATCATAATCATGCATTATACTACGGATAACATATTCTTTTCTATTCACTATACGGATAAACGTATAGAACCGATAACTATGATTGTTATGCATATTCTGAATGATATTGTTCTCAATACGAATCAAACAAAACGACATAATATATATGTTATTATTGATGACGAAATGGAAGGTAATACATATGGCGTTGCGTCATGGGAAACACATCGTATTTGGTTAAATGCTAATAATTTTGGGAAAATGATGGAACTGAATGATACAATATTTGAATTAAATGTATCTGTCTTATTACATGAAATTCTACATACATTTGGATTAATTGGCGGTTCTCGCACGGTTAATTATATTCGCGATAAATCACAAGAACCTCCTTTTGTTTATACTGGACCTAATGGAATTAAACAATATATTAATATTTTGAAATACAATAGTAAAAATACTGACAACATAGAATACTTACCCTTAGAAGATGATTTCGGTGAAGGTACAGAATTATCACATCTGGAAGAAGGACAAGATAATGATTATAGCATTGAACGTCGCATTATTAACAATATATCTTACCCCATAATTGCTAACGAAATTATGACAGGCATGTTAGGTAAATATAATTATATTACACCAATTACATTGGGATTATTGGAAGATATTGGATTCAATGTAAATTATAACTCTCAATATGTGAAATATACAGGTGATAATATGAGATTTATATAGTAAGTCCGTCCGTTATACATTATATAATTCTATGAAAAGAAATGGCATCGCTCAGAAAAAATGGACAAAAATAAATGTCCAATTTTCATTTCCCCAGAATAGTTTTGTAAAAAGACCTCCAAAAAACGGGTTGTTACCATTATGCTGTAAATCTGTATTTTTTACAAAATTTTTTGTTACTGTAAAAAATAAGTATATTATGCGTCAAATGATTTAGGATCTTTTTGATTAGTAAGTATATACTAATAATGGCTAATATTTTGGGTCCAAAAGGTCCGTTAAAATTTGAATGTAAATTATGTGACTATACTACAAGCAAACATAGTCAATATGATAGACATTTATCCACTGGTAAACATAAACGACTAACAAATCCTAATGAAAACGGTCAAAAAAGTACCATACATAGTTGTCATTGTGGCAAAATATATAAACATTTGTCATCATTATGTAAGCATCGTAAGTATTGTGACGACAATGAATATAAACAAGAACCTTTACATTTTACACAACATAATCAATCAGATAATACAACACTTATTGTAGAATTATTGAAACAGAATCATGAATTCAAAGATCTCATTGTAGAAGAACGTAGGGAATTTCAGAAAATTATTACAGATCAAAACAAACAAATGATGGAAATGGCAGGGAAAGCAGGTAATAATACAAACTGCCATAACACGAACAGTAATAATAAATTTAATCTCAATTTCTTTTTGAATGAGACATGTAAAAACGCGATTACTATGAATGATTTCATTCAAACTATGGAAGTTACGGTAGATGATTTCATTAATACTGGTAATGTTGGCTTCGTAGATGGTATTTCAAAGGTAATGGTGGAACGTATGAGAGAAATGGAAATGCATACACGACCCATGCATTGTACTGATTTGAAACGAGAAACTATTTATATAAAGGATTCAGAAAAATGGGAGAAAGACGAAGATAAAAGAGTTCTTCGCAATGCAGTAAAACATGTAGCAAAGAAAAATCATGCACAACTACGAACATGGTTTGATAACTCTCAACCAGAGGTAGAACAAATTGGAACGGAAGAATGTGAAAATTATTTCAAATATTATAAGGCAGCGTTAGGTGGTTATGGTAAAGAAGAAGACCGGATATTTGAAGACAAAATAATGAAGAATGTAATGAAGGAAACAGTAATAAACCGGCAAATGGCAATAGAATAAATATCATAAAAAATATTTAGTTATGTAAGTTACTGTATAATATGACTCCTATAATAATGTGATATCGTTTGTATCTGTGTTATATTTGCCGATGGGTTGAGAAGTAGGGGTAGGATAGCTATAAATATTTGAGTTATTGTCTTTGAAATAAGTTGTATCGGATATTGTGATGGGAGTTATTTCAATGTTGGTTTCAGGAGTAGTAGTAGGAGGTAGAATACCTGCATCAGTTGTAGCATTTGTCTCATTTTTCTTTGTCTTCTTACGTTTTGGTTTCACTGGTTCAGTGGTTTCTGTAATAAAGTCTTCTGCAATAAGCTCATTTGTAAGCGGTTTTATTTCTGGTTCAGTTGCAGCAATTGTCTTTGTAGTTTTTTTTGTAACCTTCTTTGCCTTTTTCGGTTCAACCTCAGCAATTACTGGTTCTTCTGTAACTGATGTTTGTTCTATTGTCGGTTGAACAATGGTATTTAATACTTCTTCTTCTGCGTTATTAACTTTCTTTTCCACTACTTTCTTAGAACGTGGTTGCTTTGCAGGTTTATTCTCCTTAGCGAGCGCCTTTGCAATTGCTTTTTGTTCCTTGACCAATGCCTTTTTATGATCAGCAATAACCTTTCTGATAGTTTTTTTATTTTCTTTACTGTTATCCAAGAAACCTTGGATCATAGCTTGTTGGTCTTCAACACTTTCAAAGAGTTTGATCTTTTCCAAGTAAGATTCTTTTTGAATCTCATCGCCTAAAATATTATCCATCATATAATAAGCGAATTGGACGAACTTGCCATACTTCTCTGGAAGTGTTGGCTTACGGGTATTAGTTACGACTTGGGTAGTAGTAATAGGTGATGACATTATGATTTGATTTTAATAGTTGTTATTAAACTGGTTGCAATTATATATTTGTAAAAAAATCATTCAATTTTTTACAATAAAACCCTGTTTTTTTTATCTTTTTATATTTTTGTAACCATATTTACACTATTTTACCAAGGATGTAAATGTCCGAAGGTGTATAGTAAAAATGAAATCATAAAAAACCCATTTTTATTGCCTTTTTATTTTTATTGGGGTTTTGTATTTTTATTTATTCATTTGATTCCTTGTTTTCAACAACAATACTATCTACCGGTTTTTCATCACGAGCAAGACTAACAAGATCATTCAATAGTTCATCCTGAACATTATTAATCTCCTTTGTAGCTTTCTTACGAGGTTTCTTAACAACATCAGTGCCATCTGAATTAACCTTTTTAGCACGTGGTTGCCTTACAGGCTTGTTTGCCTTAGTGAGTTCCTTAGCAATCGCCTTTTTACGATCTGAAATCGTTTTTCTGATAGTTTTTTTAATTTCTTTACTGTTATCCAAGAATCCTTGGACCATAGCTTGTTGGTCTTCAACACTTTCAAATAGTTTGATCTTTTCCAAAAATGACTCTCTCATCATTTTACGTTCTTCGTCTTCTGGAAGATCATCCAGGCCAATAATATTATCCATCATATAGTAAGCGAATTGAATGAATTTACCATACTTTTCTGGAAGTCTAGACTGAGTCTTGATATCGGTAACCTTTATGGGAGGTGTTGTGACAATAGAAGATGACATTTTGACTGGTTGGCTTGATTGTTATTAACTGATTGCAATTATATATGCATAAAAAAATATTTCAATTTTTTATGCATTTTTATAATTTTTGTAACCAAATTTATTTGTTTTTATCATTGATAGAACGAAGTAATCTATAAATTTCTACATAATCGTTGTTATACTTCTCATCATGAATAATAGATAGTGATAATTCAGATAATGCAGCCATTAATTCAAACCCATTAACTTGTGATATATTATTACCAAAGGTAACTGTAAATGATGATACTTCACCCATATTTTCATTTTCAATATTATTTTCAGATCGGTGTGTCATTCTGTAAAATAACCCGAGTTCAGTATTATTATCGGATATAGTGCTCATAATCAATATAGTTGGTTGTAATAGTTGAACATTTATATAAAAATTCAATTTTTTATGAAAATATAAAAAATATTAAATAATATTGAAAGCAGCCAGTTTTGCTTTTAATCTGGTAGATGCAGATCGCAGAGAAGTAGTAGACTGTTTAAGATCGGTGCTAGCTTGCTGTATAGCAAGAATATCAACATCATTTGACATTGCAATGGTAACACCATATTCACATAATGTATTCCAATTATCAATTGTTTCCACTGATTTGGCAATAATATTTTTTTCTTCTGCTGACAAATCTGCATCTGCCAACGGTGTTTCTGATGGAGATACAAAGTGTTCTATATATTGCATTGCACAGTTGACTTCATCCATAACTCCGTCAATAACTATTTTGGTTTCGTGTGCGGATTTTGGTAACTGAATTGCTGTGGTTGAGAATATGGTTTGTTTGAACCTACCAAATGTTTCTGACAAATTAACTACTCTTCGCAAAGCATAGGATATATTTGTTAAAAAACCGATATCAGTAATTATACTAACATTTTGTAATTTAAGGATGAATCCATTGAATAAATCACTTAGATCATCTGCTGCTGCTGCAAACTCATTGAAACCTTCAATGTCAACATCCAATTCCATTTGTTTCGTTTCGTTTACAATATTAGAAGCAGCAGTAAATAATTCATTATAGTCATCTATTGTTCCCTTGCCATGAAAGTCTGAACATTGTAATTCCTGAGCATATGATTTGATTTCGTTTAACAGGATATTTGCAGAGCTATCTATGGTAGAAAGGTCGTCGTGTGTTTCAACTATATGAGATAAGTTTTGTTGAATATCAGGATCATACACATCTTCTGGGTCAATCGTATCAAATGTAGTCTGAATCACATCCGATCCTGATATATCTGTTCCTTCTTGATTACTTATTTCGTAACCTTCACCTGTAATTATCTCACCTGAAATAGTATTGACTATTACTGGTATGTTAAGTGAAATATCTGGTGTTGTGTTCCCGCTTACATCAATCACATTATTGCTTATATCAATGATATTATCACTTGCATCTCGAGGACTACCTGGATTACTACCTGGATTACTACCTGGCATAGTTTATAATATAGATAAGTATAATATAAAACCAAAAAATAATAATTATTCTAAACTGACTTCACTTATCGTAATAAAACTATAAGTGTAATTACAAATATACACACTAATACACACATTTATACACCTGGATTAGTGCCAACGACGTCTATGTCTGTGTCTGTGCCTTCTACCGTAACCATAGCCACCGTAACCATAGCCACCATAGCCACCGTAACCATAGCCACCGTAACCATAGCCACCGTAACCGAGAACTGCATAAGGATTATAATACGCTGGATAAAAAAGCATATATATATCAACAATAGATAAACATTATTTCAAATATTATAACTAAATCTTACCAATTATGGTAAGAAAATACAAATTGTAGTACATATGTACAATTTGTATTAAACAAAATACAAAGGCTTATCTCGTAAATTATAAAAACATATTTGTGATGATGGATCTCATATGGGGGGTATGTAATAGGATCTCATAATGGGGATATGTAGCAGGATCTCATATGGGGGGTATGTAATAGGATCTCATAATGGGGATATGTAGTAGGATATCATAAGGGGGTATGTAGTAGGATCTCATAATGGGGATATACATTAAATAATTAAATAGATACATTTGATTTCTTTTCAAATGCTATCGGAGTTATACATATATTTTCACGCGTCTGATGGGTTATATTACTTTTTAAATTTCCTTGCTTACGAATACATCCGCGCTTATGAGCAGCAAGAGCTTTAAGATTATTTGCATTATAAGATTTACATAAATCACATTTTAATCCAGACTTTACGATTGGTGCTGAATATTTGGTTGATAAGTATTTATCCAAATAGGGAAAACGGATTTCGTCCAACTGTGCGAGAACTCGTTTCTGACTATCCTTGAATACATCTACCACAGCCGTTTTTTGACTAATAAATAGTTGGTATTCGTTGTTAATATTCTCTAACAAATCCTTTGGAATAGTAAAATCTGTATTATGATTGGATTTTGCAAAGTTACGTAATTGATTATATAAATTATCAATGATACTAATAGCTACCTTTATTTTATCTGATGAATAATCCACATTATGAACAAAAACAACAACATTATTATTATGCATATCAATATGGTAATTATCTTTACCAGAAATCCCGCTATTTTGTGATAATACAATTCCACACTTATTTTCGTCACTGATGATTGTTATACAATCATTAATATCACTTGGACTAACATTACATTCAACATCATAATTTTGGATAATAATGGATTGATGTCCTATTCTTTTTAAAAATATGGTATTGTTATGCATGCCCATTTTCTTTGATGAAATTTCAGCGCTATTAAACATTTTCGTTAATGTAGTAGCTAAGTGTCTGTTTTCTGACCGTTCAATATCAGCATTTGGTTGTATGATTGACCGAACGTCACATAACAATTTGGAATATAGTTCAGAACTTTCGATCCCCGTTGGGCGAATGGATGAAATATTTTTGTTGATACGATCTTCACTTGCCGAAATGAAAGAATAAATCGGTTGTTGTATATTCTGTAACATCATAGTTGTCTTCATTTCAAATGAATTAATAAATTCCTTTATGGTAGTGCTATTAGTTTCATTCACCAACTTTTGTGTGTCAGTTGCAATTGTAGTCTTGAATGCATCCATCGTATCTTTGATTTCACTATAACACTCTTTGGTCCCGTCGGATATATAGTTACGTCGCGGAGGCGTCTCAACGCGTTCTATTAAGTCAATTACCATTGCATTTATGGTATTAATATCTATTTCAGGATGTCTATTATAAAAGTTTATAACAGTTGGATCGGTTATCGTAACGCGAGACAT